AGCCGCAACAGGCGGAGTAGGCGCCGCTGTGTTTGCAGGTATACCAGCATTAGGTGCATCGATTGCCGCATTCTTCTTAGCGTTTGAAGGAATAGCCGCTGTTGGCGACATAATAGGACTGGACGGATCAAAAACAAAAGCTCTATTAATGAATTTTGGCGAAGGAATTGGGGCACTTACTGGCTTAGACATGGCTAATGCTGAAAAGGTTGGAGCAGGGTTAACATCTCTAGCCGCAGGCATGACAGCATTCTTTGCCGCTAAAGCAATAGGCGGAGTAGTCGATTTCTTTGGAGGAGTCAAAGCCGCATTCAAAAATTCTTGGAACTGGTTATGGGGTACCGACTCTGAAACAAAGAGTCCATTTCAAGGAATGCTTGACGCTCTAGAGCCACTTAAGAGTTTAGATGATGCTATTATAACTAAGATGGATAAATTTGGCGTTGCAATTGATAACTTCGTCGGTAGTTTTGAAGGATTAAAGAACATTGATGCTTCTGCTGGCTCTGCGGCTTTAGGAAGAATCATTGCAGATGTCGGAGCTGTTCTGGCGATGATGGACACTCTCATGAAGGGTGGCACATATGATACCGGTACTGGTCCAGCATTCAGACTGTTTGGCAATAAAAGAGGACTTATAGACTTTGGTCCAGGCTTAGATAGCTTGGATGAGCCAACTCTAGCTAGATTAACTACAGGTGTAGATAACTTACGTGGCGCACTCGGTAGAAGCCAAGCAACAGATCAGGCTGCTGTCGATTCCGCATCAAGAGAGGCTGCCGCAGTTGCCGCACAAGTAAATGTAGGACCAACTACTGTAATAAATCAAGGCGGTAGTCAAAGAACAACACTAGTAACAGCTAATCCAAAAGTATCTGCTCAAATGTCATTCGCAGGTGGATTCTAGACAATAAAAAAGGCGACTCACATTTCTGCAAGTCGCCTTAGTCGCTTCAACTATTAATCAGATTAATTGTCTTCAGCTAGGCTCTTGAAGAAATCCAGTGATTCATCATCACCGTTATCACTAGCAAGAGTTGGAGATGGAGATGCTTCCTGTTCTGGAGCAGAACGCTCCTTGAAATTAGGAGAGAATCCCATCCCCGCATTGTCGTCCTCAGCGGTTACTTTGGGTGCGTGTGCACCGCCATCAAGTCCTAGAACCTTATACAGTTTTGCTTTCAGTTCATCATAAGATTTGAAGTTTTTAGGATCAACAATATCGGAAAGGGAATGTTGCTTGCCCCAAGTTTCTTCAAGTGCTTCATCAGTGAGTTCTGAACCATCTGCACCAGATAGAACACTTACACTGTCGAATTCAGACTTATCATAGTTACGATAGCCTTCTACTTGACGAATTTTTAACTTGAAGTCAGCACCTTCCCAAAAGTCAAATGGATTGATAGGCGATTCATCATCATATTGAGGATTCATCGCATCGTTTAGTTTGTCAAAGATTTTCTTACCAAACTTATAAAGATACACTTGACCTTCCGTTGAAGGGTTTGCACTATCTTTAACAACATAGATGTTTGCAATGTAGTTCAGCCTACGCTTCTGCTTACGTGCAACTTCTTTGTCCTCATCGTGACCAGAATTCCACAGCTTAGAGTTATACTCTGAAACTGGATCGTCCTGACTAAGAGTGGTGAGAGAGTTTTCTATGTACCAACCACCTGGTCCTTGAAATCCATGATCCCACATTCTTACGAATGGCATGTCTTCACCTGAAGGTGCTGGAAGAAAACGAATAACAGCGTAGCCGTTACCTGCTTTATCTACTGTTGGTTTCCAAAAGCGATCATCGCCTTTGTTACCTGTAGAATTCATCTTCTGGAGTTGAGAATTCAACTTATCGAAAGATGATGTACGTGCCTTTTTAAGGGCTGAAAAAGATTGTGTCATATGCTTACTCCTGTGTATAGCGGTTTATATTACGATTTTATCGTTTTGTTTGTCTAGTATACTAGACTGCGTTGTATTTGTCAAGACATATTTCACGCATTTTCACTTTATCATAATTTAAAAATGGTCCATATTTCTTAACAATCTTATTTATACTAGGGTAAACTATCGTATCATTGATGGATTTATCCCAGTACTTGAAGCATCCTGTCAAGTCACTTAATATGACTAGAGTTTCGATGCTTATGCGCTTCATGTTAAAGAGTGACAATACACGAGGATACTGTCCATCTTCAACAATGAAGTTAGCATTAAAGTCTTCGTTCAATTCGTCTAGTTCATTACTAAACACATATCCCAAAGACTGTTGACGTTTCGACCATTCCATGAAAGTTTCATTTGCGGTGTCACTGTCAACTAAGTCTCCAATCCAAACGTCTGGATTGTTGACCATGTTAGCTAACAAAAATTCTTTATAGTCCTTTCGCTTTGCCAACTTAAAGAAGAAAAACTTATCTTTACGATTTTCAAATGCATCGATTCTGGCGTTAACCTTGCCGTTGTATTTGAAGTAATCATAGTTCGAACCAAAGTGCCGCTTCAAGGCTAGATAGCATATGTAAACGTCAAATGCGTCTTTAGTGCTATACAAGCTTTTCGTCATACTGGCAACCTTGTAAGTTTCTCTACCATATTTAGTTCTTCGGCTTCTCTGTAAATCTTAGCTTTCAGAACTGGTGATCGTCTAATAATCTCGCCGACCACTTCTACTTCTAGTCCATACTTCTCTGCGTAATATATCACTGCATCGATGTAAGGCACTCCTTTAGAAATATTCTCTGCAATCTCTTTCATGATTGTTTCAGAGTTTAATTCTTTTATAAGCCCAATGTTTTTGTTATCTGCGATTTTTTATGCTCCCTGCCCATCAAATAGGCTAATTGAAATATGTAAGCTTCACGCTTACTATCATTAATATAAGATTCTCCACCAAGAGAAACGTTTCCATTATCACTATCTATTACGACATTATACAAATCATCTTCAACATAAGAAATTTTAGCCATTGAGTACCTTAATACCTAAAGCCCAGTTCTCAGCGGCATCTTCTACATAAGAAACATGCTTGTCTTCAAACATTTCTGTCTTGAATGGATTAGTATCTCCAATGCCCATAAAGTATCGAATACCATATGTGCCATCTTTAACTTCAAAGACTTCTGCTCTAGGACCTTCTGATCCTTCTTTGAAGTGAGTTGTAATGTGTTTCATCGTTAGTGATCCTTTGTTCTTTGTATGCGTCTATTATAACATGCAATAGACGGTCTGTCAAGTATTATTTGACAGATTCTAAAAGGGCTTCGATCTCTTCTATCTCAGATACGATTTCACTCATGTTCTGTTTGTGATAGATACGAGCCATCTTGCCTAAATATTTTTTGGGAATACCAACTTCATCTTCGAGTGAGATGATAGCTTCTTTTACGAACTCACGTTCAGCTTCTTGTCGAAGATAGGAGTTACTAATCTCTTCCATACAGTCTTTGATCCGCTTGCGATCAGCTTCACTTGATGGGATTATAATTGATGTCATACTATACCTCATATTGATTAAATGAGTGATCATAATAACAGATGTTGATGTCTCTGTCAATACATTTTGTCAAAAGAGGCGAAATTAATCGCCTCTCTTTATTTCGTAATCCTTGTGGGATTATTAGAAGCTAAATGTAGCACCGATGTGAATCTCTTCACGTGCTGTTGCTTCTAGGTTGTACTTTGTCTTTGCATAGTACTCTACAGAATCCATTGAGCCCATAGTATAGTTTAATTCGAACTCAAGCGTAGGCATAACTTCGATAGTGTTATCTGCTACCAATTCGTTATCCCATATTGCCAACTCTGTGCTTGTTACAAAGTTCAAGCCTTCAGTTGGCGTAAATGTCAACGCCGGTTCGATGTCAACTGTCATGCGAGCCGCATCTACAGCATAGTTAGCGTCTATTTCACCACCAAATGACCACATAGAGTCTGCATATGCAGTAGTTGCTGTTAATGCCGCAACTGTTGCGATTACGAGTTTCATTAGATTTCCTTTCTTATAATTGAAACTTGGTCCGGCATTTTCTGTTCCAAGGCAAGCCGGTCAGCCCGTCAAATTTACGCCGCTAGTGCGTAGTCTGAAGATACAAAGTTATCGTTTGCATTTAGTTTGGTTTCTTGCGTTAACGGAGCTTGCGCCCGGATTCTCCACTTCTCTGCCCTGTCAGTCGATTCCTACTTCAGCCCCATCAAAAATACATTGTCTTGGACCCTTGCGAGGTCTGCGTCTCTGCAAAGACACCTTATTGCAGTAAGGCGCAATGTACTTTTGGTGGAGCTGTCGGGAGTCGCACCCGAGTCCTGTCCAGTATTAATCCGCTTCAACGAATCATTAGTATTTATACACTATACGCTATTTTTGAATGGATGTCAAGAACTAAATTAAGAAATAGTAACCTAAAAACAACAATAATAGCCATATTAGTCCTTTGATAAGAAAGAAGGCAAAAACACCCCATGCAAGAACCTTAGGAGTAATTAATGCCTTCAATCTTTTCATATTATAATCCGTTTGGTATTAGTACGTAATGTATAGTCAGAACTATGGCAACTGAAGCACCTAGTCCAATCATCATCTTCTGAAAGTCTCTTGC